CGGCTCGCCATCTGCAGCGGATGCAGGTTCAGCCGGTGAAGGCAGATCCCCCGTCTTGAGCCATGCCGCCCGCTGATCGTTCGTCAGCGTCGACAGAATGTCGCCCGACGGGACCGGTATCGACTGCGCAGGCGCTTGAGTTTCGACCGCTGCCGCATCACTCATGAATGTTCGTCAGTGTGGACGAAATGACACATGGTGTCAAGAAATAGTGTGGTCATTCGGACACAAATCCAATTGGGACGCGTTATAGCAGATGGCTGAAGGCAGAGAAGACCCCCCTCCGCCGCCCAACAACGATCCGGTGGTCGTGCATGTATTGAACACGTTCTGCTGCGCCTGTTTTAATTGGCCCTGATAGACATTGTTGGCATAGACCATCCCCGTTATGGTCGGCGCGTGAAACGCCGGGGCTAGGCGAAAGGGCGAACAAGCACCTGCATTCTTGCGCGGTCGACCGTGATGTCTTTCCCATCCATGACGGCCGCAATCGCCGCGTTCTGACTGTCCGATGCCACGATGGCGACTGGGCCGAACACCAACCGCTCAGACTTGCCGTCTTCTTCTTCCTTCGATGTGGGACGTTCGAGAATTGCGACTTCAAAGAGTGGCATTTAGGCTCCTGGTTCGGTGGGCGGCGGCTGGAGCGCCGCAGCCTGCTGTTGCTGTTCTAAAGACTGCCCGTGCAACTGCTCGGCGGCATCGGCGCTGTGGACGGCTTGCTGGGCGAGTTTCACACGCTCGTGGGCGTGCTCCATCGCTTGCATGTCGCGCTCGTGATGCTGATCAGCCGCCTGTGTCGCCGCGGCGTGCGCCGTCTCGAAAATCGTCCCCTTGTCACCTAGCGCGGCGTCAATGCGGCGCGTTTCATTCTCGATCGCGATCTCGGCATTCTTCGCCTCGATCGTCGCCTGCATCTTGGCCAGATCTGCCTGAATCTTCATCTCGCCCAAATAGCGCTCAGTCGCGTCCTTCTGCGCCGCGATCTTCTCGTTGCTGGCAATCTCCATCTGCTTGACCTGCACGCCCGCCTGGAATTTCTGCAATTCCTGCCCCATCTGCTGCATCTGGCCTTGCATCTGTTGGAGCTGCTGCTGCGCGTGCTGCGGGGCGTTCGGGTCCTCGGGCGGGGCGATGATCTTGGCCATCTCGTCCCCGAGCGGTCCCACGTCCTTTAGTTTCACGGCCATCGACATGATTTTCGCCGCGGCTTGCGGGCCGGCCACGCCAGCGATCACTTGGAGTTGCCCCATAACCGTGTCCGCGAAGTCGTTCGCTGCCTCGCGCTCACTGTCATAGCTCGGACCGGTCGAGAGCGTCACGTCATGGTCGCCATCGGTCAGGCTCGGCGCGGCCCCGTCCTTCGCGTAGGGGCTATCGGGCGGGGCTGGCGTCTGAGGGTCGTTCACGCGGACCGGCATCGACGTCTCGTCCGGCTTCCGCACGGTCACGTCACGTGCGGCATCATAGAAATGCGGCACGAGATCGTCCATGATCACGCCGACACGGGTAATCGCCGCCTCGTAGTGGTCGACGAAGTGAAACGTGCCCTTTTGCGCGGAGCTTTCGAGCTTTTGCTGCGCCGTGCCACTCAAGCGCTGATCGCGCTGCATGTTGGTCGGCAGCGGACTGATCCCCATCGCCGCTTGGATGGCCCGTCTCGCGCCTTCCGCGCCAGCTTCGAGCGCCGCAATCGCCGGCTCGAACGGATTACGCTGCGGCATCTCCGGCATTTCACCGGCAGGCAGGCTGTCGGATAGTCCTTCAATCGTGATAAACGCTACCGGCTCATGGGTCGACTTTGTGAGCTTGAGCGCTTCCTCGGGCGACAGCGCGCCGCGGCGCACGAAGTAGGGGAATCGTGTCGACATCCCTACCTGCTCGGCTTCCGCCGTGCGGTAGTAGCAGTAGAGCATCGCCGGGTCACGCGCCAGACGAATCGCGCTCAGGATACGCTTCTGGGGTCCCGCCCCCGTGTCGACATACAGAATCTTCCCGAAACAGCCCACGAACGGGATGTAACGGCCGGGCCAGTCGGTTTCCTCGAGGATTTCCAGCCCGTTCGTGAGACGCATCGAGACATGCGGCACTTGGGCGGTGCGGCTTCCCACTACTTTCGCACCAGGGCCAAATGACACCAGTCGGCGCTTGGCCAACTCCGATTCAAGCACGTCAAACTGCTTCGACGCTCCTGGCCCTTGCGGTGTGGGAGGTGACGGCACGTCGATGTAGACGACTTTGGCCGGCGTCTCGGTGATGCGCCACCATTCCGCCAGCATGACTTGTTCGGTTTGCAGCCACCGCGGCGCCTGCCGCATCTGATCGACCGTGAAGTCCTGAAATTTCGCCTTCGGAAATCGCTTCTTGAATTTGGTCTTCCCCCATGCTTCCTGATTGAACAGGAACCCCATGTCCTCGAGTGCCGGCTTAACCGCATCCGGGTCCGGGGTCACGAGATCGGGATTCATCAACGGTTCGATGATGAGTTCCTGATGGCGACTCGTGGGGCTTTCATATTGCGCCTTGATGCGCAGATACCCATACGACCGCTGCACGGCGTTCTCAAACATCGTCGTATACGCTTGCTGCGCATTGGACCGATATTCGATTTGGCGGAACAAGTCAGCCCGCAGCTGCGAGGTCTGATCATTCGCGCCGTTGCCGATCGGCGTGACCTTGATCGCCCGCTTGTTCTGGCGCACGTCGTTGATGATCTGGTTGACGTATTGCCCGAGCTCATCCAGGGAGAGCACAGGACGGCCGGCGTCTTCTCTGACTGCTCGGTCGCCTGGATTCCACGGATCCCCGGCGATGTAGCGCATGTCGATGTCGCCGTCATAGCGGATCTCCCGCCAGGCGTCAGTCGCATAGTCAAACGACTCGTGCAGCTCTTTGATGTCGGGGTCGTCAGTGTCGCCGCTGTAACGCGGCGGGGGATCAGCGGGGAGTTGCGTGCGGCGTGTCGCCAAGGCGTGTCAAATCTACCACACCTAGCCCCAAGCGGAGGGGGGACGATACGGCGGCGCCGAGACTTGAGAGGCCGCGGCTTTCTTGTCGCGCGCCTCATCTGTCTGACGATTCGCCCCATACGTGAGCTCGAGATACTCCGTGCAGTTCATCCCGTGCTCGAACCAGCCGTCTTTCTTGGGCTTACGGATCTGCTTGTTGCCAACGCTCACGAGATGCTCATCCCAGACATAGCCAGCTTCGAGCGCATCCACAAGGAACGGCTCATGCTGCCGCTCAGACAATGAGCAGCGAATCCACTTCTCAGGCTCGGACTCCACGCGGAACGCCTCCCCTGTGCCAATCCTGCGGCGCATGTGTGCCCCTAGCGCTTCAATCGTGGCCGCGCGCACATTTGGCGCGTTCGCGTTGTCGCGCCAGGTCGGGGCATAGCCCTCGCGTCGAATCAGGTCGACGCCGTTGAACCGTGCGCCTTGTGAGTTCTGATGGCTGCCGGCCGGGTCGCAACAGACCTGAATACCGCCGGGCATTTTGGGAAACCACTCGGCTAACTGCTGCTTTACGAGCGGCAGGAAATCGTCCAAGAATAGGTCTTGCCCGAGAATCCCGCCGAGGAGATGCAAGCCGCCTTGATACGGCTGCTGGCCGACGACGGCGCAGGGATGATGCTTCCCGAAGTCGATCGCCAGTAAGAGCGGGCGCTGTGGGTCATACGCGCATGGCCCCCAATGGACCAGCCGATTGAACATGCCTTTGTAGACGGGCACGCCCTGCACATTCACGCCACGCTGCCCGAGAATGACCGAGCGGTGTTTCGCGTGCTCGGGCGGATAGGCCGCAATGGCGGCATTGATCAGGTCGGGCGGCAGGTTATGGGCGTTGTCGAAGATGCTGATTTGATACAGCGCGCGGTTCGGCAGAATCTTGTTCGTTGGGAACTGCTGCGCCAGCCAATGCGTGACGTTCGGTGGGTTCGGGCTGAAGATGAGCTGATGCGGATAGCCAGGCTGCCGGAGTCTCAGCCGCAGCTCGCCTGAAAAGTCCTCAGGGAGTTCCTCGGTTTGGTCGAGGTAGATGCCGGCGACCCCCATGCCGCGCATCTTCGAGTAGCGGCTGAGCGCATCGGGCGACTTCAGCCCGTAACTGAAGCACTTCGAGCCATTCGCGAACACGTAACAGAGTTCTTTGGCGTCCCACCGCGGAATCCCACCGGCCTGCTGACAAATCTGCTCGAAGGCGGGTCTGACTTTGGTTTGGGTCTCACCGTCACCGTAGCGGCCAATCCACCAATGGATGCCGGGATGGTCATGCAGGCTGTTCCAGACCTTCCAGAGCGCCGCAGTCGTCTTGCCTGAACTCAGCGCGCCTTCAAGGTCGATCTCCTGCGTGGTGTCCAGCAGGAACCGGCTAATCGGCCCGTGCCAGTGCATGTCGACTTGGGCCATTTACTTGTCGTGGTGGTGATGATTGACGGTCGCCGGCACTTGGGGATCTTCGCCGCCTTCTTTGACCTGCATCGGGAGCACGCGACCAACGAGGGTCATAAATGCGGTGGGGTTCGCGCCGGCCTGCTTCTCAAGGTAGTCCACGCCACCGACGTTGCTCAAGGCCTGCAGGATCATGTCCTTCAGCGCGCCGGAGAACTTATTCGGCTGACCCTTGCGACGGCCGGCACGTGAGGGACGAGGCTGACCTTTTTGGAAGGGCATGTTACTGCGCCGTTATTATCACATGCGGTCAGATGCCTAATGTTCCACGTGGAACGCTCAGATTACGCCCTTGACCTGCCAGATGCCATATCCGAGGGCGCTAAGCATGAGCAAGACAGCCACGGCGAGGGCAGCATAGTCCCACGCGGACCAGGGCTGCGGCGCGTAGGAGTCGAGCCAGTCACGCAACTGAGGTCGTGGGTCGACGATGCCTCCGGGTCTCGTGGTCGATCTCGAGGACAGTGCCGTGGCAGAGTTCACACCAGGGCTGACCGCGCTTGAGGCGGATGACGGTGGGCTTGTCGCACTCACAGAGTCTCAGGCCAGCCACGGCGGTTTAGGGCCTTTGAGGATGTAGAAGATGGCGAGGCCAGCGACACAGATGCGCACGATGGTCAACAGGTCGGGACTGATAGAGAAGCCGAGGACGCGACAGACCGGGGGAATGAGCGCGAAGGTGAGCACGACGGCGATCACGGCGAGCAGGACGCGCCAGAGGATGTCTGACAT